ATGTAATACATTGTAGTCTATTGTAGTCTAATTTCAAGATAAATATTTCTATCGGTTTTCTTTTTCGCATAGCTTTTCCCAATCGCGTCCTCACCTAGCACTCCTCACCGTACGCGATAAAAAACTATCATCAAAAACAAAAAACCCCGCCGAAGCGGGGTTAGTACTACTAGGAAATTAGTCTTCTTCTACCTCTTCTTCAACTTGGTAAGCCTTCCAATACACGACCTTATCGTACCCCATGTTGTCCATTTCGACATGAGTGATGTGTGGTAGGTCTATGTCGTGCTCACCAACAAACTTACCCATCGCAAAGAACAGGTCTGCAATCATGTATGGCCTAACTACAACTGCAAGACATTCTTTGCCATTCATACCGCGACCTGAGTAGCTAATGATTTCTTCTTCGCATGTGGTCTGCTTGTTTAACAATCTAAAAACTTGTTTACCTTCTTCTGCGTTCTGTCCAATAAATTTCATTTTGATTTTTCCTTTTGAACCTCTGGGAAGTTCCCAGAGGTTGTGGTTAGTTTTTTATTCAAAGTCTTCCGGTACGATAAAACCTTCATCGCGTAATAACTGAATGCCTTGCGGAGGCAATGAGAAAACCCCATCGTAGTCCACCAATGTAGTGCGGTCTTCATCAAACCACAAACCGATGTCTGCGTATTCATCACAACTTGGGATGTCTAACTCTAATGAACCGAGTCTAGAGTCTTGGTCATTGATGTACAGCGTTAGGGTAGCCCAATGTTCACCGAGGTCAGTCATCTTGGAGGTACTTGAGTATTCCTTGCTTACAGGTGTCTTGAATTTAATAGTGGCTATGTTCATGTTGTATTACCTTTCCTAGTGGTATATGAATAACGCCAATCGCTATCCATGTAATACATTGTAGTCACTTGTAGTCTAACTTCAAGATTTATTTACATTGTATTTACTTATTGGTTATCCATTCTCGATAGCCTACGACTAAGCCTGGTGATGCGACCTGGCAATTCACCTGGCAAATCTAAGCCTACCCCTTGACTGATTTCTATTAGGCAAATCCGCGACCCCCACACCCCTTTTTGTACCGCTAGGAGTCCCACGTCATTCCTATTACTCTAATTTGCACAAAAGATACTGCGTTTCCCAACAACGACCCCCCACCCCCCTATTGATTTGTTAGCAACTACTAACTTAACGTTTCATGCAAACACCCCCCGTCATCAAATCAAAAGAATCCTACCCGGGGTATATATTTTTTTAAAACTTTATTTGGCACTTCTGTAACTTTTGTATTACACTGCGGTCATCACCTTACAAGGTTGCCATGACGATTGTTGTAACTCCATCCGACGAGGATGTGCCATTGATACAAGAAATACAAGGAACTCCCAAGGAATTGGCCGAGAAAGCCGACGCTTTCTTCAAAACAGCTGTGTTCTTAGACGATGCCGGTGCCGAGATAGAAGTCACGGAAAAAGATCGCAAGGAATCCCGCGAGATATTCAACCAGGCCGAGACGGCGCCTCCAGCACCAACCACGTCTGCAGTGGCCATGCACCTCAAAGCACTTATCACAGAATACGACCATCAGGTCTTGGACTCCAACATCCAAGCAAGAAATTACATCGTTAATCGGTTATTGGATATTTCAAACCCCATGAAAGATGATGCGGCCAAACCGTCGGAACAATTAAAAGCCCTAGAACTTTTAGGCAAGGTCTCAGAAATTGGACTGTTCACAGAACGCGTTGAAATCAATATCAATAACAAGAGCACCGAAGAACTCGAGCAAGAGCTGGTAAACACCTTGACCAAGTACATGGGTCAGGCCGTGTCGGTAACAAAAACAGACGACATTTTAGGGGGAGACTTAGACGCAGAGCTAGGGCGCCCCACAACACAAGGAGAAAACCGTGACGCTGCGTGAACAAATTGCCCAAGATTACCCGGACTTATTGGTCCTAGAGCCTGACTACTTTGATGGGGCCATTATTGGCCTAGCCCAGAGAATCGGAATGGACGTCGTCTGCTACGACAAAGATAAAGTTCTAGAGCTTTTGTGCGTTAAGGAAGAGATGACTTACGAAGATGCGATCGAGCACTTTGAGTTCAACATCATTGGTAGCTGGGTGGGCGACACAACCCCTGTATTTTTAAGTTACACACAAATCGAGTGAGAGCACCACACGTCCTAACCAAGCTAAAACTCTCGGAATGGACCGAGGAGGAGGTTGAGTTTGGCATTAGGTGCGCCCCTCCGACGGCAAAACTTCAGCTGATGACGCTCAATAATGAGCTAACTCTACGCAAGCAGCGTAGGAAGGCGTCCGACAACTTTATGGACTTTGTGGCAGAGGTGTGGCCGACATTCATTCATGGAGCTCACCACGCCAAGATGGCCAAGGCGTTTGAGGAAGTGGCCAACGGAACGTGTAAACGACTGATTATTAACATGCCACCGCGACACACCAAGTCTGAGTTTGCGTCTTACATGTTGCCAAGTTGGTTCCTAGGGAAATTTCCTAATAAAAAAGTGATTCAGACGTCCCACACAGCTGAGCTGGCGGTGGGCTTCGGTAGAAAGGTACGTAACCTTGTCGATTCAGACCCGTATAAAAGAATATTCCCGGATGTCGAGCTTCAGTCTGATTCTAAGGCTGCTGGTCGTTGGAACACTAACCATGGCGGTGACTATTTTGCTATTGGTATTGGTGGTGCTGTTACGGGTAAAGGTGCTGATTTGCTCATTATTGACGACCCGCACTCAGAACAAGAGGCTGCACTAGCGGCGTTTCACCCAGAAATCTACGATAAGACCTACGAATGGTACACATCCGGCCCTCGTCAGCGTTTACAACCAGGCGGTGCGATTGTAATTGTTATGACTCGGTGGTCATTAAGGGATTTAACGGCCCAAGTGATCAAAGCGGCCGCAGCCAGGGGTGGTGATGAGTGGAAAGTAATTGAGTTTCCGGCAATTTTAGATAGTGGCAAGCCACTGTGGCCTGAGTTTTGGTCATTAAAAGAGCTAGAAGTGCTGCGGGAAGAGTTACCGAACTCAAAATGGCAGGCGCAGTACATGCAGCAGCCTACATCCGACAACTCGGCGATCGTCAAACGTGAATGGTGGAAGGTATGGCCTTACGAAGACCCGCCAAAATGTGAATTTATCATCCAAAGCTGGGATACGGCGCACGAAAAGAAGACAGTCAACGACTATTCAGCCTGTACAACGTGGGGTGTGTGGTTTAACGAGGAAGACAACATGAATCCGAACGTGATTCTGTTAGATGCTTACAAAGAACGCTTGGAATTCCCGGCTTTAAAGAAAAAAGCGTACGAAATGTACCAAGAATACGAGCCAGATACGTGTTTAATTGAGAAAAAAGCAGCGGGTGCGCCACTAATTCAAGAACTTCGTTGGATGGGCCTGGCGGTATCCGAGTATAGTCCAGGAAAAGGACAAGATAAAATTAGCCGCTTAAATAGCGTTGCGGATTTATTTGCAAGTGGTAAAGTATGGGCACCGGAGACACGTTGGGCGGAAGAGTTGGTGGACGAGGTAGCGTCGTTCCCTTCTGGCGAACATGATGACTTGGTAGACTCAATGACATTGGCATTGATGCGCTTTAGGCAAGGTGGGTTCTTGAGGCTCCCCACAGATGAGCCCGATGAGATTAAATATTTTAAGTCCAAACGCAATCCGGGCTACTACAACGTATAGGTATAAATGAGTGATTTAGTGCACAACATGTATTGGCTCTGGGAAGGCGCCCTTAGTAAAGAGTTTTGTCGTTCTGCGTTAGAGCAGGTTAATTGGGCTACCTATGAACCAGCATCAGTAAGACAAAACAATAACGAAATAATTGACACAAAAACAAGGCGCACAGATGTTATATGGCAAGACCCCTTGCAGCCATTAGGGTGTATTGCTAAAGCCTATATCGATATTGCTAACCAATCAGCAGGTTGGGGGTATATCTTAAATACACAAGAAGATACGCAGATTGGCAGGTACAAAAGCGCTGATGAAGGTTATTATGATTGGCATGTGGACTCAAGCCAGCCACAAAACGGCATACAAAGAAAATTAAGCATTAGTATGTTGCTGTCAGACCCTTCTGAATTTGAGGGGGGTGAACTACAATTTAAAGGAATCGAAGACCGAAAAATACTGACTAAACAAGGAAGTATCGTGGTATTCCCGTCATTTATAGAACATAGAGTAACGCCTGTAACAAAAGGTGTTAGATATTCAGCAGTGACTTGGGTTATAGGGCCTTCGTTCAAATGAAAAATAAACTATTACAAAACAGCTATATTGTTATTGACGACTTTGTTACCCCAGAGCAAGCTAGCGCTTTAGCCGTTCAAATGGAAGAAGTTTATAAAGAATATCCTAATGAGTTTAAACAAGATGTTCAATGCCCAGACTCACTGGCAATATACGACATGTGGGCGTTTGTTGAGTTATTGGTCGAAAAAGTGCCTGTTATAGCGGCAGCCGTAGAAGAACCTATGTTTCCTACTTATAGTTACGCTAGAATGTACAAAAATGGGGAAACTTTAAAAAGGCATACGGATAGAGGTGCTTGTGAAGTAAGTGTTACTTTGCATTTAGGCAACGACGGCGTAGAATGGCCAATATATTTTGAAACTCCAAATAAACAAGTGGTAGCGTTAAATTTAAAACCAGGGCAAGCTGCAGTATATTTGGGTTGTATTGCCCCGCATTGGCGAGATGCATATGAAGGCACGGACTATAAACAAGTGTTTTTACACTACGTACGTGCTAGAGGTGAAAACCGCCACTGTTATTTTGACAAGAAAAGGTAATTATGGCAATCGAAAAAAGTTTATACCAAGCACCCATGGGGATTGAAGAAGCGGCACTCAACATGCCGGAAATTGAGATTGAGATTGAAGACCCGGAATCAGTCACAATTGGTATGGATGGCATGCCCATCCTAGAGATAATCCAAGACGAAGAAGATCCTGAGTTTGGTATGAACTTAGCGGATGAGATGGACGACAGCGCACTACAAGAACTTACCAGTGAGTTAGTTGGTATGTTCGACGCAGACATTAGTGCACGCAAAGATTGGGCCGACACCTACATAGAAGGTATGAAGCTTTTAGGCCTTAAGATTGAAGAAAAGACCGAACCATGGGAAGGCGCATGCGGTGTGTTCCACCCGATGCTAACAGAATCAGTAGTGCGCTTCCAGTCAGAAGCCATTATGGAGACATTTCCAGCCCGTGGTCCTGTACGCACACAGATTATTGGTAAAGAAACACCAATTGCTAAAGCAGCTGCTCAACGTGTCGAAGAAGACATGAACTACAAGTTGACTGAGCAGATGACCGAGTATCGCCCTGAGCACGAAAAGTTATTGTGGAACTTGCCGTTGGCTGGTTCAGCATTCAAGAAGGTGTACTACGACCCAAGCTTGGGCCGCCAAGTAGCGATGTTTATTCCGGCTGAAGATGTAGTTGTGCCTTATGGTGCGTCTAACTTAGAAACAGCCGACCGTGTTACACACCAGATGCGTAAGACCAAGAACGAGATGAAAAAGCTTATGGCAGCCGGCTTCTACCGTGATGTAGACTTGCCAGAGCCAACAGGCGAACTAGACGATATTGAGAAACGTAAAGCGGAAGGTACGGGTTACAGTGCAACATCTGACAGCCGTTACCGCATCCTTGAGATGCACGTCAACTTTAACTTGCCTGGTTATGAAGATGAGAAAGACGGCGAAGAAACCGATATTGGCTTGCCATACGTCATTACCATTGAGAAGCAATCAGGCATAGTATTGGCCATCCGGAGAAACTGGTATGAAGAAGATGTTCTTAAGCTCAAGCGTAATCACTTTGTGCATTATCAGTATATTCCTGGCTTCGGGTTCTATGGTTACGGACTTATACACCTTATTGGCGGCTACGCGCGCTCTGCCACTAGTATTATTCGCCAGCTCGTTGATGCTGGTACTCTTAGCAATCTTCCTGGCGGACTTAAGTCAAGAGGCCTACGAGTCAAAGGTGACGACACCCCTATCTCACCGGGAGAGTTCCGAGATGTAGACGTACCAAGCGGTTCAATCCGTGACAACATCCTACCGTTGCCATACAAAGAGCCATCACAAGTTCTATACACATTGTTCCAAAACATCGTTCAAGAAGGACGCGCATTCGCTACAGCGGGTGACATGAAGGTGTCGGACATGGGTGCAAACGCCCCTGTGGGAAGTACATTGGCAATCCTTGAGCGCACATTAAAAGTGATGTCAGCGATTCAAGCCCGTGTTCACTATGCAATGCGTGTTGAGTTCAAGTTACTAAAAAACATTATTGCGGATTACACTCCAGATGAATATGACTATCAGCCAGAAGAAGGTTCGCGTTCTGCGAAGAAGTCGGATTACGACGACATTGATGTCATACCCGTCAGTGACCCAAATGCAGCAACGATGGCGCAAAAGATTGTTCAGTATCAAGCGGTGCTCCAGTTGGCACAAACAGCGCCTCAACTATACAATCTCCCACTCCTACATCGTCAAATGGTCGAGATCCTCGGTGTCAAGAATGCGAACAAGCTCATTCCGATGGAGGATGACATGGTACCGACCGACCCAGTGTCCGAAAACCAGAATATTCTGAAGATGAAGCCGGTCAAGGCGTTTATCGAACAGGACCACGAGGCTCACATTACAGTGCACATGGCTGCTATGCAGGATCCAAAGATTGCTCAGTTGGTTGGTCAAAGCCCGATGGCTCAGCAGATCGGTGCGGGAATGCAGGCTCATATTGCAGAACATTTGGGCTACGCATACCGCCAGCAGATCGAGCAGATTATGGGTACAACATTGCCTCCAGAGTCACAAGAAGGTGAAGAACCACCGAAGATGCCACCACAAATGGCCGCTCAAGTGGCTCAGATGTCCGCTCAGGCCGCTCAACAGTTGTTAGGTAAAAACCAGCAAGAGGCCGCACAACAACAGGCTCAACAGCAAATGCAAGATCCGATCATCCAGATGCAGATGAAAGACCAGCAGTTGAAAGAAGCTGAACTTCAGCGTAAGAAACAAAAAGACCTCATGGACGCAGCGGCTAAGGCGGACCAGATTGAGGTTGAGCAAGAACGCATTGCGGCGCAAAAAGAAATCGCAGGCATGCAGGTTGGTGCCAAAGTTGCCAAGGACAAGGAAGAACTGGCCTCACGCAATCAGTTAGAAGGACTACGTATCGGTAAAGATATTGCTAAAGATAGAGCCCAGATGGCTGCACAATCCCGCCAGAAGGACCAACAATCTAAGAAAAATGGTGATCAGTGAGCAATTTTGATTATTTAATTAAAGAATTTCAGGATGAAATAAACATTCATTCACAAGCAATCGTAACTGGTAGGCCTCAAACCATCGAGGAATACCGGCAAGTAGTGGGCACCATCCGAGGCCTGGAGTCCGCTATTCAAATAACCAAAGACCTCGTGCAAAGACTGGAGAATTCTAATGACGATTGATTTGTCACAAGCAGTTGATCTGAATGCCGTCCTTAACAAGGCGGACGAAGACAAAGCAACACTATTACCTGACCCGTCTGGGTACCGCATTTTGTGCGCTATTCCGGAGGTTGAGGAAAAGTACGACAGCGGTATTATTAAGGCTGACGCAACCCTGCATTATGAAGAAGTTCTATCAACGGTCTTTTTTGTAGTCAAAATGGGTCCAGATTGCTATAAAGATCCGGCTCGTTTCCCAAGTGGTGCTTGGTGTAAGGTAGGTGACTTTGTCTTGGCTCGTCCAAATTCAGGCACACGTCTAAAGATTCATGGTCGTGAGTTCCGAATTATTAATGACGATTCCGTAGAAGGAGTTGTTGAAGATCCCCGCGGTATTAAGCGTGCATAAGGAGTAACAAATGGCAGAATATATGGAAGAATTTAAGTTTCCCGACGAGCTTGAAGAAGAAGCAAAAGCAGCTAAAGCCGCCGAGGACAGCGCAAACCTAGAGGCGTCCGAGTCTGAAATTGAGATTGTGGATGACACTCCACCTCAAGATCGTAATCGTGAGCCATCAGACCCACCCCCAGAAGTAACTGAAGACGAGCTTGAATCCTACGATAAGAAGGTTCAAAAGCGTATACAGAAATTTACTAAGGGTTACCACGATGAGCGTCGTGCCAAAGAGGCGGCGTTTCGTGAACGTGAAGAGGCACTTAATGCGGCTAAGTTTTTAGCAGACGAAAACAAACGCCTACAAGAACAGCTTCATGAAGGTAGTAAAATCTATATTGAACAGGCTAAAGGTGGCGCAGAAGCTGAATTAAACGTTGCAAAACGCCAATTTAAAGAGGCTTATGAGTCAGGTGATGTGGACGCAATGACCCTAGCACAGCAAGCAATTGCCGTTGCAACAATGAAAAGTGAGCGTGCATCTACATTAAGGCCTTTACAAGTTGAAGAAAAAGAGGTAAAAATACCACAAGCGCAGCAAGAAGCTCCTCAACAACAGTTGGATCCTCGTACTTCTGTGTGGTTAGAAGATAACCCTTGGTACGGCGATGACGACGAAATGAGTGCTACGGCTCTTGGTTTGCACAGTAAGCTAGAAAAAGATTTTGGAAAACAATATATTGGTTCCGAAGAGTATTTTAAGAGAATTGACGTTACAATGCGTAAAAGATACCCCGAATATTTTGGGAGCGAAACAAAGCAAGAAACTTCCGAGGAAGAGGAAAAACCTCAAACTCGTGCCAAACCCGCAAGTAACGTAGTGGCTCCGGCTACACGTAGTACTGCGCCAAAGAAAGTGAAACTAACGACAACGCAAGTTGCAATTGCTAAAAAGTTAGGAGTACCTCTAGATTTATACGCCAAAAAGGTTGCTGAACAAATGAATGGAGAAAGATAATGGAACAAAATCGTAAACCACGTAGTACGGAAACCCGTGAATTAGTTGAGCGTCCAAAGCAGTGGATGCCCGCCGACCTTCTCCCTGAGCCAGATAAACAGGCTGGGTTTGCTTATCGCTGGATTCGTGTTTCAACTTTGAACAACGCAGACCCCCGTAACATCTCAGCAAAAATGAGAGAAGGCTGGGAGCCTGTTCGTATTGAAGAACAACCAAAATTTAAACTGCTAGCTGATCCTTCAAGTCGTTATAAAGACAACATTGAGATTGGCGGATTATTGTTATGCAAAACTCCGGCGGAGTTCGTTCAACAGCGTAATGACCATTATGCAAACGTTACCGAATCTCAAACGAAAGCTGTAGACAATAGTTTTATGAAAGACAACGACCCAAGGATGCCTCTCTTTAGTGAGAAAAAATCTACGACGTCGTTTGGTAAAGGTAAATAATTTTATTAATTTTAAGGAGTATTTAAATGGCTTATCCAACAGTAAGCGCTCCATACGGCTTTCAAGCAATTAATCGTGTAGACGGCATGCCATATGCCGGTGCAATTCGTCAGCTTCCAATTACGGCAGCTTACGGAACAGCAATCTACAACGGTGACATTGTTAAACTAGTCGTTGGTGGCACAGTAGAAAAATCAGCAATTGGCACAAACGTAGAAGCACAAGCTACTCTAGGTGTGTTTGTAGGTTGCCAATATGTAAACAGCACAAGTCAAACTGTGCAAGCTCAATACTATCCAACTGGCGTTACAAGCGCTATTGCTTATGTAGTATTAGACCCACAAGCTGCGTTTAAAGCCGCAGTTACTACTTCTGGCAATACAAGCGTTGTTACTTCTGTAACACGTGCAGTTGTAGGTACAAACATGGCAATTGCTACTGGCACAGGTAATAACGCCACAGGTAATTCAGGTTTGTCAGTAATATCAGGTTCCGCTGCTAATACAGCGATTCTTCCAGTCCGTGTAATCGACGTTGTTCCTGAAACAGCCGTTAACGCAACTAACTTCCGTGAAGTTATCGTTAAGCTAAATCAGCCACAATTAGAAGTTACACTTGGCAATAACCTCTCTTAAGGAGCATATAAATGGCTATTTCACGCGCACAACTCTTAAAAGAGCTATTACCAGGATTGAACGCATTGTTCGGACTTGAGTACGCAACATACGGTGAACAACACAAAGAAATCTACGATACAGAGACTTCTGAGCGTTCGTTCGAAGAAGAAACTAAGTTGTCAGGCTTTAGTGCCGCTCCAGTAAAGAACGAAGGTTCTTCATTGGCATATGACAACGCACAGGAAGCGTTTACAGCTCGTTATACACACGAAACAATCGCTTTAGGCTTCAGCTTGACTGAAGAGGCTATCGAAGACAACTTGTATGATTCATTGTCTGGTCGCTACACTAAAGCATTAGCTCGCGCTATGGCGTACACAAAGCAAGTAAAAGCTGCTAACGTATTGAACAACGGCTTCAACAGCGCCTTTGCTGGTGGTGATGGAGTTGCATTGTTTGCTACAGACCATCCGCTAGTGTCTGGTGGTGTTAACAGCAATACTCCGTCTACTCAAGCTGACTTGAACGAAACATCATTGGAAAATGCTGTTATTCAAATCGCTGCTTGGACAGACGAGCGTGGCTTGTTAATCGCTGCTAAACCTACTAAGTTAATTGTTCCACCATCATTGCAATTCGTTGCAACACGTTTGTTGGAAACAGAACTTCGCGTAGGTACAGCTGATAACGACATCAACGCAATTAAGAACAACGGTTCTATCCCAGGTGGTTATACAGTAAACAACTACTTGACAGATAACAACGCATGGTTCTTGTGCACTGATGTACCAAACGGCATGAAGCATTTCGTTCGTACCCCTATGTCTACAGGCATGGACGGTGACTTCGATACTGGTAACGTACGTTACAAGGCTCGTGAGCGTTACTCATTTGGTTTCTCAGACCCATTGGGTATGTTCGGTTCACAAGGCGCTTAATACGCCAAGTGTAGAAAGAGGGGCCTTCGGGTCCCTTTTTTGTTTTAAAATAGTTGCAACTTTTTAAAAATAGAGTAATATTCAATAAACCGGGAATAACCGGCTTATTAGACTGTCCCGGCAGACTCATACAAGACTAATAAGCTTAACTCTGTATGGAGAAATTTATTATGGCACGTACTACTTTTTCAGGCCCAGTGCGGTCTGGTTATCAAGGCGGAGACGCAAGCTCACAACAACCTTTAACACCTACCACTATTAACACTGGTAATGTAATTCCAGCTGATTCTGGTACGGCAACTTCTGGCTTCTATGCTCGTGTAATGCCAACCACAGGTTTTGGTTCAAGCGATTACACAGTTCCTGGTGAGGCTTTTTCTGTATTTGGACGTGTCCAGTGTGGCGCTCCTTTTGCTGTAGCTCCTTCTACTACTTTCAACCATATGGCTGGTACAGTAGGTGAGTTTGCAGTTATTGGTACATACGCTAACTTTGGTTTAATGGCTGGTGTACTAGGTACTATTAATACCAATACCCTGTCAGGTGACGCTGCTGTTATGGCGTTTATGGATGGCGATTCTGGTGTAACCACCGCTCGTTGCGCTTTTGGTGTTGCAATGGCTCAAACTACTGCTGGTTCTGGTTTTGAGTATGGTATCGACCTAAAGATGCAAGACCCTGTAGCTGATGCTGGCGGTCCTTCTGGCGTTAAAGCATACACCAAAGCTAATATCCGTATGGAAGATGACGTTGTAGTTATGGTTGACGCAGGTGTTCCAACTAATGGCACTACTGGCGATAACTTTGCTGGTACGGGTTCTTTATATGTTGATTCGACCGCTGGTAAGTTGTATATCAATACCGGTGCAATCAGCAACCCAACCTGGGTAGTTGTTGGTACTCAAACCTAATGTTGACTCATAAAGACCCAGAAGTTCAAGTAATGCTTGGGCTTCTGGAATCTCAGAGAGATAATGTTATGGGTATTGTAGCGATGCAAGCTAAGCAAATTGAAGAGCTAAAAGCTAAACTCGCTGCTCAACATACAGACCAGGAGAATAAAGATGGCAATGCAATATGACGTAAAGTCGTTTCACGCATCAGCTTCAGCACTTGCGTACGATGGGCGCGTTCGTTTAAAAGGTGTAATTACATCTCCTACTACGTCTACAGTTTTTAACACGGCTGTACTTGATACTGCGGGCGCCTTGAGCGGAACTTACAATATTCCAGGCTCAACAGTCTGCACAGTGACTATTGCTAATCATGGGTTGGCAAACGGGGATAGAGTAGGGCTTGATTTTACTAGTGGTTCAGCAACAGATGATTGCGTTACTGTGGCAAACGTATCAACCAATACATTTACTGTAACCACAGCAAATCTAACTACCAGTGGTAACGTAACCATGTACCCTAATATTTTGACTGAAACAGATTGTGCTTCAGGTACATCGTTCTATACGTTAATCCCAGGCGAAGGCATTCTTGCTCAAGAAGGATTGTTTTGTTTGTTGCCTGGTTCCGTTGTAACTACGACTATTTTTTACGGATAGGGATAGATTATGATGCAATATGACGTTAAATCTGCCCACGCACAAAATACTGGACTACTTGTAACCCAAGTACCTGTAAGACTAAAGGCTATTACGGTGACAAGCGGAACTGTATCAACAAGAAATACCGCCGTATGCGACCCAACTGTTCAAGCATCTGGTACGTACGCACGCGTCAGTCCTAGCGCTACAATTACAGTGACCATAGTAAATCATGGTTTTGTTACGGGGCAACGAGTGTTTTTAGACTTTACGTCTGGAATAGCACGGGATGGTACGTACGCAGTTACAGTAACAGGTGATGATACATTTACTTGTGTAGACCCTTTAGTAACTAGTGATGCAAGTGGTAACGTCACAGCGTATAGCAGTATTACTCTAGAAATTGATACTTTTAGCTCAGTTGGTTTACCTGTTTTAATCCCAGGAGAAGGTATTTACTGCCCTAACGGTATTTTTGTAGGATGTGGCGCTTCTGTAACTGCAACGGTGTACTATGGCTAAGAAAAAGGGTGTATCCCTAGCTGTAGGTCGTGGCGAAAAGTTACCCGTATCAAAAGGTGCGGGGCTTACTGCTAAAGGCCGTGCTAAGTACAACGCAGCTACAGGCTCTAATCTAAAGGCTCCACAGCCTGAAGGTGGTCCACGTAAGAAATCATTCTGCGCACGTATGTCAGGCATGCCTGGCCCAATGAAAGACGAAAAAGGTCGCCCTACACGTAAGGCAGCCTCACTAAAACGGTGGAAATGCTAATGAAAGACCATTTAAACGAAGGTACAAAGCACTTTTTAGACGGCGTGTCTTTACTTACTGTATTAGGAACATTGATGAGTTGGTTGCCAGCAGTAGCAGCGCTACTAAGTATTATTTGGACTGTGCTACGTATATACGAAAGCAAAACAGTTCAAAAATTGTTAGGTAAAAAAGATGCCGAGCACGAGTAAAAAACAACATAATTTCATGGCTGCTATAGCCAATAACCCAAAGTTCGCCAAAAAAGCTGGCGTACCTAAATCCGTAGGAGAAGAGTTTATGAAAGCAGACAAATCAAAAAAGATGGCTAAGGGCGGTATGCACGAAGACGTCAAAATGGACAAGAAGGTAGTTAAGAAGGCCGTTGGCATGCACGAAAAGCAATTGCATAGCGGCAAGAAATCTAACTTATCTAAGCTTGCTAAAGGCGGTGGCATTGAAGTACGCGGCAAGACTAAAGGTAAGATGATTAAGATGACGCGTGGCGGGAGCTGCTAATGAAAAAAAGTTATAACGACGGTGGTCTACCTGACTACGAACGCGAGCCTAGCGATGAAGACAAAGCACAGCAAGGTGCTGCTGTAGCTCAGTATAAAGTTGACAAGGGTATGAACCCTAATTTAAACGCGGATATGACGTTTAAAGAAGCTTTTGCTGCAGCTCGCAAAGAAGGTGATAAATCATTTGAATGGCGTGGTAAAAAGTACACGACTGAGATGGCTCCTTCTAAGCCTAAAGAACCTACAAAACGCAAATCACTTCCTGGTAGGGCTGCTGAAGGTAAGATGAGTGATGTCGTCGGAGCTAAAAAAGGCGGTATGGTTAAATCTTCAGCTTCTAAGCGTGGTGATGGTATTGCTCAACGTGGTAAGACTCGTGGGAGAATGGTGTAACTATGAGTCTCTTACAAAAGCTTAAAGACAACGTTATGGGTACTGAAGAGCAAAATGAGAAAGCCAAGAAAGAAATGGCTGAACAAGATGCTAAAAACCCAGATACAACACAGGCTAAAGTAAACCGCATGATTGAAAAAGTTAAGCCGACCAAAGAGCCAGTTAAGAAGGCTAAGGGTGGTATGGTTGGCTCAGCATCTAAGCGTGCAGACGGATGCGCTATTAAGGGTAAAACCCGTGGAAGGATGGTGTAATCATGGACCAGGATTTATACGACATAGACCCAGAATATCGTAAAAAGTACGATACCGATATGCAAAAAAGAGTGGAAGCGCAAGAAGCTCGAAGAGCAGATATACAAAAAACCAAAGCTAGTTTAAGGACGGATGTTCTAAGTTTGAGCAATGATGACTTTGGGTCAAAGTATGGGCGAGACCGCACCGCAAAAGAAGTTGCCCTTAAAGATGCTAACGATAAAGCTGGATACAAAGAGGCTGAAGCTGAAAACAAAAGAGAAAAAGCCATGTCAAGAACTAGTGGTGGCGGTGGTGGCGGCATGCCGTCAGACAAGATGGACAAGATGAAGAAGATGAACTACAAGGCTGGCGGTAAAGTATCTTCAGCTTCTAAGCGCGCCGATGGCATAGCTATCCGTGGAAAAACAAGAGCTTAATATGAGACCTAGTCGTGGTATGGGCGCAATTAACCCAAGCAAGATGCCTAAAGGGAAGAAGAAAGCCCGTAGGGACGATACTGACTTCACGCAATACGCTGAAGGCGGTAAAGTTTCTAAGGTAAATGCTGCGGGTAACTACACCCAACCAGGCAAGCGTAAAGCTATGTTTAACAGTATTAAGAACTCAGCCGTTCAGGGCACCGCTGCGGGTCAGTGGAGTGCTCGTAAGGCTCAGCTATTAGCCAAGCGCTATAAAGCGTCTGGCGGCGGGTATAAG